GTGACTGGGCAAGGCAAACCTTTGACACTGGCACAATTAAGAGCCAAATACACTAATTAATAGTTGATTTAACCAATAAATAGTAGTAAAAACCAATTGTGAACTGAGTTCACACAACCCCGAGGGTAAGTAATGGATATTGATTTAACATCACCAGAAGCAAAGGCAGCAATCAAAGCGGCAGTAAGCGAGGCCACTGAAGGTTTGGCAGCTAAGAACAAAGAGCTGCTAGGCGAACTTAAAACGGCTCGAAAGGGTCAAGAAATCAAGCCGGAAACTCTTGAAAAGCTGGAAGATGAGATTGACTCATTAAAGACAGATTTAGCGGCAAGCCAGAAAGAAGGCAAGACCTTCAAGAAAGCTGCCGAGGATGCGACTACCGCACTCGAAACAGAATCAGGCTTCACTAAGAAGCTATTAGTTGATAACGGGCTAACGTCTGAATTAACTAAGAACGGCGTTACCAACGCAGCCCACATCAAGGCTGCTACTGCTCTACTGCGATCTGAGGTCAAGATAGAGACAGACGGTGATGCCAGAGTAGCAAAGGTCGGTGATAAATCACTGGCTGATCACGTCAAGGAATGGGCCGGCAGTGACGAAGGCAAGAACTTCGTAGCGGCCGAGATCAATTCCGGCGGCGGCGCACCGGGTGGCGATAAAAAGCCAGCTACAGACGCGATGATGAAAATGTCGCCGATGGAGCGCATGAACGCAGGGCGACAACAAGCAACAACCACTACTGTTGTGAAAGAACAACCCGCAACAGCGCAGTAGAACAAAGCAACAAGCTAGGGCAGAGCCTTGGTGTCCGTTCGGTAGAGCCGATGGAAAGAAACTTTTCATTTAACTTTATCGAGAGGAACCGTTATGGCTCTTACTATGCTAGAAGCCGCCAAGCTTGAAACTGGCGATGCTTACAAATCCGGCGTTATCGAACTCTACGCTGGCTCATCTTCCATCCTAATGAACCTCCCTTTCGAGGGAATCACTGGCAACGCACTCAAGTACAACCGAGAAGCAACGCTTCCTGGTATTGGCTTCCGTGGCGTGAACGAGGGCTATACACCCTCTACTGGTGTCTTGAATCCGCTCACAGAGGCGCTGGTAATTGCCGGTGGTGATCTGGACGTGGACAAGTTCATCGTAGACACAATGGGCATGTCTCAACGTACGACTCAGGAAGCGATGAAAATTCGCGCTCTGTCGTGGTCGTGGACTCGCAAATTCATTAAAGGCGATTCGGCTTCTAACCCCCGTGAATTCGATGGCTTACAGGTTCGTACTGTCGGCAGTCAGCGAATTGCTGCAGGATCTACCGATGGAGGTACTGCGCTTTCTTTGGGTAAGCTGGACGAGGCAATTGACCAGACGCTAAACCCTACTCATTTGGTTATGAGCAAGAAAATGGCGCGCAAGTTCGCCGCTGCAGGTCGAGCAACTACCGTTTCAGGTTTTGTTCAGTATTCGCCTGACCAGCTAGGCCGCCGCATCATGTCCTACAACGATCTACCTATCCTCACTGTCGATCTTGACAACGAAGGCGAAGAAATTCTTCCTTTCACTGAGGTTTCCTACACGTCAAGCGCTTACGGCGGCACAGCCACTGGCGGCTCCATCTACGTTGTCAGCATGGGCCCGGATGCACTAACAGGCATTCAAAACGGCGGCATCGACGCGCGTGACTTAGGCGAGCTTCAAACCTCACCTCTCTACCGCTCACGCATCGAGTGGTACAACGGTATGGCCATCTATAACGGTCGTTCTGTGACTCGCCTTGACTCTATCGCTGATGCAGCGTTCACCGCTTAGTCAATAACTGACTGACCAATTAATGCCTAAGAGGAACTTTTAATCATGGCAAATCTATACTCCCAATACACTTATGACAGTGATCTTAACCTTCGTACCTCTGCTGGGCTCACAAGCTCGGCAGATGGCACGATTCTCGATCTAGGCGAAGGCGTGGTTGATGGCTTTATTGTCATCGATCTTGTCTCTGCCGAGGTTGCTACCGGCGACGAGATTTACACAATTTCTCTCGAGGGCTCAACCGTGGCAGCAATGACCTCCGCGTCGGTCTGCCTCGCCAAGAAAGTCTTCGGCAACCTTGTAGTTCCGATGGATGGCGCACTTTCGGCCGCTGGCCGCTATGTGGTTCCTTTCCGCAACGAGGAAGGTGGGTCTACATTCCGCTACGTTCGCTTGAGCAATGTCGTCGCGGGCACAATCGATACCACCGGCATTGTGTTCGGCGCGTTCATAGCGAAGAGGTAGCCGTTATGACAAACGAAGCCTTTAATGTTGAGGGCAGCGTACCTGTCAACAGTAACATCCGAAAACCTGCCGTCCGCGATATAAACCGCGCGGACGAGCAGAACGGCTCTGTTCCTGTGGGTGTCTCTGCTACTACCGTTGCCACTGAGTTCGGCAACCGCGTACTCCACAAAACCGTCATAACCTGTACAGCAACACCCATCGTAATCACAGATGACGCAGCCACCGCTCAATATGGTGGCGTTCAGCTTTACGCTTTCCCTGAAGGCATGCTGATGTTCATGGGGGCGACCATCGACGGGTCGTTGACCGGCATCACGCCGATTGTTGATGCTTTCGATGGTGATATTGCATTAGGAACTGCTGCGGCGGGCACAGGGGCGACCTTGACAGGCACAGAGGCTGACTTACTGACCTCTACCGCCACCACTCAAGCATCAAGCAAAGTGGCCACCACCGACGCCCAATCTGTTGCTACCGCCCTTACAGAGAGCGGTGCGCGATGGCTTGACGGTACGGCTACAGCCAAAAAGCTGTTTCTGAACTACGTCATTGATGATGAGGATGCTCACACCGGCAGCATGAGCGCCACCTTCACGGGTGTTGTCTCATTTTGCTGGCTTGTTCTAGGCGACAACTAAGACTAATCGCGGCAAGGACGCTGCTTATTTATTGCGAGGAAATTATGGTTACTGTCTACGATAAAAAAGGCAATCCTACCGAGCTGGATGGCTGCGATGCGCGAGAGCGTGTAGACGGTGGTCTAGCCACCTACGATGACCCAGCGGCTGAAAAGCCAGAAGAAGCGGTCGTGGTTGATGTGGATAAGCCCGTGGTCGACCTGACCATGAAGGAAATGAAAGCCGAGCTTAAAGCGGCCAACGTGAAATTCAAGGCTAATGAATCGAAGTATGACCTGCAGGCAATGGTCACCGGCTTGAGAGCTAGCTAATGGCATTAGATGTCGAAGATGGCACAGGCAAATCAACGGCAGAGAGTTACATTTCTGTCTCTGATGCGTCCGCCTATCACTCCGCAAGGGGTAACTCGGCATGGGCAGCATTGGCCACTGACGCACTACGTGAAGAAGCGCTACGGCGCGCTACTGACTACATGGTGCAAATCTATCGAATGCTGTGGAAGGGTGTTAAAAACTCTTCTACTCAGGCACTCGACTGGCCTCGGTCAAGCGTCTATCTAGAGCCTGTAGTGACAGGATCAAGTGAGGAATATCCGAATCTAGTTTCTAGCACTATCGTTCCGACTGACATTGAGCGAGCTTGCGCTGAGCTAGCACTAAAATCAGCAAGCGCAACTCTCTATGCCGACCAGACCCAGCAAGTAGTCAGAGAAAAGATTGGGCCTATCGAGACTGAGTACGACACCAATTCACAACTGGCTATTCGCTACAAAGCCGTTGACGCAATCCTCGCTCCCTACCTAAAGCGACCTAGAGGCACTGTTGCCACGGTTAGACGATGAGCTTTGATTACTCCAAAAGCGCCGAATCCGCACTAAGGCTTTTAACTAAGTTTGGTCAAAATGTTTCGCAGGTTGTGTATACGGCTGGCGAGTATGACACGGACACAAGCGCGGCAGACTCAAACGAGGTACCAGTAACTCGAAAGGGCGTGTTGCTTGATCTTGGATCAAATGGTGTAACCCATATTCGCGGGAATCTAGTTGAGGTTTCCGACAAGCAGTTGTTGCTAGACGCTCAAGCAGGCGTGGCCCTAGAAGATTTGTTCACGGCTAACAGCAAAGAATATCAAGTGGTTTCGATAGGCGAGTTAAACCCCGCTGGAACTTTGGTTATGTACGACCTTCATGTGAGGGC